AATACGCTAGGTTCACAGCAAATGGTATAGAAAGTAGATCAACTCCTGAAGTGTTGTTGGATATTGGTGGTATTACTGCTAGTTCAACTGATACCCTAACTAACAAATCAGGTAGCAACAGTCAATGGACTAATGATGCAGGTTACACCACTAACACAGGAACGGTAACACCTTCTAGTACAGATGCATTTACTAATAAATCTGGTAATATTTCACAATGGACTAATGACAGTAATTACTTAACTAGTGAGACTGACAGTCAAACATTAAGTTTTACTACTCCTAATTTAACTATTAGTAGCGGTAACAGTGTCGACTTAACCAATTTAAAAACAACTGCTTTAGCTTTTAGTGCTATAACATCTACACCAACCACTATAAGTGGCTACGGTATAACAGATGGTATTACACCGACAGGAACACAAACATTAACAAACAAAACCTTAACTTCACCAATAGTAGGTGGAATTACAACTACTGCAAGTGGTAACATTGTTTTAGATCCTGCTACACAGATAGTAGAGATTAAAGGTGATGGAAGTAGTGTAGAAGGTCAGATTAAATTAAATTGTCATGTTAACACTCATGGACAAACCATAAAAGCACAACCACACAGTGCCAACGTTACCAACACAATGTTATTACCAGCAGGTGCTAATTCAACACTAGTATCTGAAGTTAGTGCAAGTGCCTTAACTAACAAAACAGGAGCAATATCACAGTGGACTAATGATAGTGGATACTTAACTAGTATAGCAGCTCAATCATTTAGTAGTCTTACTGGCAAACCAACAACCATTTCAGGCTATGGCATAACAGATGCCTTTGATGGTGCCTACAGTAGCCTAACAGGCAATCCGAGCTTGTTTAGTGGTGCTTATGCAGACTTAAGCGGTAAACCAACCTTGTTTGACGGTGCTTATGGTAGTTTATCTGGCACACCAACTATTCCAACTAACAACAATCAATTAACCAACGGTTCAAGTTACATTACAGGTTATACAGTAACTGAGAGTGATGTTACTGCACAAGAAGCTGCTTTAACAATTACTGAGTCACAAATATCAGATCTTGGCTCGTATACGACAATTTCAAGCACTGACACGCTAACTAATAAAACATTTGATGCTAACGGTACTGGCAACAGTATTAGCAATCTAGAGGTTGCAGACTTTGCTTCAGGTGTACTAGACATTGATATATCTGCAGTTTCATCAACAGATAACACACTGGCTTCAGCTAAATCTATTAAGACTTACGTTGATACCAAGGTCGCAGCAGTAGTTGATACAGCTCCAGCAGCCTTAGACACATTGAATGAACTTGCTGCAGCATTAGGCGATGATGCTAGTTTTGCTACTACAACAGCTACTTCATTAGGCAACAGACTAAGAGTAGACGTTAACAGCCAAAGTTTAACTAACACACAAAAAGCCAACGCTGTTACTAACCTAGGTTTAAACACAGTGGCAACGTCAGGTGCTTATTCTGATCTATCAGGAACACCTACAATACCCACAAACAATAACCAATTAACTAATGGTGCAGGCTTCACAACCAATACTGGTACAGTGACAGCTTCATCAAGTGATACGCTTACTAATAAATCCATAGACTCTGACAACAATACAATTACAAATATTGTCAACGCTGATATTAAAGCTAGTGCTGCTATTGAATTTAGCAAGCTAGCAAATCTTACTACAGCTAGAGCATTGGTTTCTGATGGTAATGGTGACGTATCGGTTGCAGCTACAACTGCGACAGAGTTAGGTTATGTCAGTGGCGTAACATCAGCTATTCAATCACAGATTGATGCTATCTCAGCAGGAACAGGAAATTACAGTTTAACTAAAACAGGAAACTATACTGCTGTTGCTGGTAATCAAATACTATGTGATACTTCTGGTGGTGCATTTACAATTACACTTCCCGCTAGTCCAAGTGCTGGTGATGTAGTTAGAGTGCTTGATGCAACTGCTTCTTTTGATGCCAACAACTTGACAATAGGTAGAAATTCAAAGAAAATACAAGGCTTGGATGCTGACCTTGTCATTACCACACAAAACACTGGTATTGGCTTAGTTTTTTATAATGATACGTATGGTTGGAGAGTTCTAATTGATGCGTATGATGTTGACGTAACGGAGCTATAATATGACAAATGAAGTTTATAATTCACAAAATAAAGATATTTTTGTAGATGAGGCAACTCATAAATTGGTTGTTAAAAAAACTCAAGATACTACAAACATACTAGAACAAAATAAGATTGCTCGTAATCATAGATCATTAGAACAAAAAGGTGAGTTTCAACGTATTGCACAGATACCCTTAATTGCATTACAAATAAAGACTAAACAACTTTTTGGACATTCTAACTGGCATCAGTTACATAAAGAAACTCAACGTGAGTTAATAAAAAATATGGTTAACAGTAATGAATTTCAAAACTTTAGGGTTGGAGAGAAAAGACTATAATGGCTTTAGATAACTACAGTAACTTAAAAACTAGTATTGCTAACTTCTTAGCACGTGATGACTTAACTACCGAGATTGATGATTTTATAGATCTAACTGAAGCAGACTTTAATCGTAGACTAAGAATTAGAGCTATGGAAACTGTTGATACTGCGTTTAGTATAGATGCAGAAACTAAAGCTCTACCTACTGGGTTCTTGCAGATACGTAGTTTTTTTGTGAATACAGCTACTAAAACACCATTACAGCTATTAACACCGTTTCACCAATACGATACTAGAGGTTCATCAACTACTGGAGTGCCAAAAGCCTACTCAATAGAAGGTTCTAGCTTTAGATTTAGTCCGATACCTGACAGTGCCTACACAGGCAATTTAGTCTATTATAAGGCCTTTGATAGCCTTAGCGACACAACTGCAACCAATGTAATACTAACTAACCATCCTGATGTATATTTGTATGGTGCATTATATTTTGCTAGTACATTTATTCGTGGTATGGATCAAATGACTGTTGGACAATTTAAAACTCAATATGAGTCAGCACTACAACAAGTAGAACAAGCTGATGAAAAAGATAAGTACAATGGTACTCCATTGATACAAAGAAGTGATATAAATATTAACAATTTTGATAACGTAAAATAATGCAAGTACCTTTCGCAGAATGGCTACCTGACCTACCAGATCACGCTAATCCTGGTTCAACGCAAGCTAAGAACGTATACCCTGCGGTAAACAGTTACCGACCATGGCGAGATATTGTCAATGCTAGTGCTAATGGTTTAGACGCTAGATGCCAAGGAGCAGGTGCATTTAAATCTGATAGTGGTACTGTTTCTGTGTTTGCAGGTGATAATACTAAGTTATATAAATTTGTTTCTAATGCTTTTGTTGATGCAAGTGGTAGTACTACATTTACTTGTCCAGTAGATAGTTATTGGGACTTTATTAAGTTTGGTGAAGCTGTTATAGCTTTTAATGGTGAGGATACTACTCAAGCATGGGATTTAGACTCATCAACTGATTTTGCTAACTTAGCTGGCTCACCACCTATATTTAAACATGCTGCAGTTATTGGTAATTTTATTGTTACTGGCAATCAACCTACCGAACAAAACAAGGTAGCTTGGGCATCAGTAAACAGTTCTACAGCTTGGGTTCCAGGCGTTAATCAATCTGATACAGAAACTCTGCCTGAAGGTGGTGCTATTACTGGTATGACTGGTGGACAATACGGTTTAATCTTTCAAGAAAACAGAATCACTCGTATGGACTATAGAGGTGGTAATGTTATATTTTCTTTTAGACGTATCGAAGATAATAGAGGTGCAGTACAAGGTAAGTCTGTAGTTAAAGTAGGAAACTTAGTCTATTTTTTATCTGAAGATGGTTTCTATGTAACTGACGGCAACACTTCAACCCCTATTGGTAATGGTAAAGTAGATCGTTTCTTTTTCAATGACCTTAAAATTGCATTACGAGAAAGAGTAAGAGCATCGGTTGACCACGAAAATAAATTAGTTTGTTGGTCTTATCCGTCTGCTACAGGTACTAATTCAGGTATACAGAACGATAAAGTGATTATATATCATTATGAAAGCAACAGATGGTCGCTTATTGAAATAGATCACGAGATTATTTTTGACTACATATCTCCAGGTTACACTCTAGAAGAACTAGATAACTACCCAAGCTCAAGTGCAAACAATATTGATGCTATTAGTATTAGCTTAGATAGTGCCTTTTGGTCAGGTGGGTTAAGATCATTTGGTGTGTTTGGTACTACGCATTTCTTAGGAGCGTTTCAAGGCAATACGTTAAAGGCTGAAATAGGTACTGGCGAGACAGAAATATTCCCTATGAATAGATCTCTAGTCACACATGTAAGACCTATTGTTGATACTGACTCTGCTACGGGGTCATTAACATTTAGAAACCGAGTAGCTGATACTAATTTTACTACCGTAGAAAACACTATGCACAGTACAGGAACTATACCGTTTCACAAGAGTGCAAGATATTTTAAATTTAACTTACAAGTTCCTGCATCTACCACTTGGAATGATGCTCAAGGAATTGATATAGAAGCAATCAAAGAAGGATACAGATAATGTCATTACTAGGCGATACAACATTTTTAGATCAATTAGCAAGTTCAACTTCGTTATTAACCGACAATATAGCTAAGACTGACACTTCACAGATTAAAGGTTTGTTTGGCAATTATAGTCCTAATAAGGCTTCTGACTATGTTAATGGTATTCCACAAAATCAATTTGTAGGTAATCAG